GGATGATAAGGAATGACGAGGAACGAGTCACGATCATGGGGTCGTGGTGCCTGGATCCGCAGGAGGACGAGGACAAGGACAAGGAAGGGGGACGATACATCACCATACCGAAAGGATGGGTGAAGAAAATAGAATACCTCAAGGTTGATCTGTTGAACTTCTGATGAAAATTATGGACAAATATGAGATTAACGTGTGGAAGGACGCCGAGCTTCTGAGCAAGGAAGTTCTCACTTTCGCTTCCAACAAGGAATGCTACGACTACGTAATGGACAAGCACTACGCTCCGGGGACCTGGACTGGATCACACCAGAACAAGAACGGAGTGACTCTTAACAGACCACCACTTGGGATCAGGATAACATGGGCCAGACGCACCAAGGATAATTATATATACAAGCCTAAAAAACTGACGGCCGAGGAGAAGAAATTGCAGCGTGAGCTTTATGACTCAATAACGCCTGAGACGATTCAGGAGTTGGGGCCTAATGAAATGCTGGCTAAAGTGAGAAAGAATTACGGACCTAATCCAAACGCGACGGGGTATAGTGAATTTCCAGGGAGGAGGCCAAAGACGTATATTGATGGAATGACAGGTGAAAAATATACTAAAGATGATTAAATAGTGAAAAAAATCTTTAAAATAAGTTTTGGTGGGTCTTTAGTTAGAACTATTATCTATACAATTGGACATATGTGCATAGCAATAACCTGTCTTATGCTTATTGCTGATGTAAATTTTAAACAAGCTTTAACAGACGCAATTGTTGAGCCATTGCTTAATGGAGTATGGTACTTTGTTTTAGATAGATTATGGATTAAATATACAAAGGATGATTAAATTAGGACTAACGCCGAAGCAGAAAAAAGTGTATGATATAATCGTGGACTTCATAAAAGCTAACGGATATTCCCCCTCATACGAGGAGATCAAGCAGTTGATCGGCTCGAATTCAAAGAGTCATGTTCACAGGTTCGTCCATCAGCTGAAGCAGCGTGGATGGATCAGTTTTGGAAATGGCAGAAATCGGTCAATTTCAGTGATATGAAGTTAATGTATAGGGATCACCAGGGAAAAAAGATTTTTTATTTTTTTAAATACCGGGTATATGGTGGCACCATGGCACCTTTTGCTGTTAATCCTTATATTTCAACCGTTTGGAGGGTGCCACCTAGGTGCCACCTGTAGACAACGTGAGGGGCTTTTTTGAAAATGATAAAAATAAAATCAGAAAAAATAACTCTATTACAAGGACTTAGATGGTTGATCCACGCATAAGTAACATTACGAGTGGTGGCACTTCGGTGGCACCTAAGGACATGTCATTGAAATACCCAAAGGGTGGGGATGGACTGACGGTGAAACAGCGCATGTTCGTTAAGATATTCACGGAGAATGAAGGGAGATTGACTCCCACTGAGTGCGCCAGGCAGGCTGGATATAAGGAAGACAGCGCTAACGTGTCATCTTCATTATTGTTAAACGGCAAGAGGTATCCACGCGTGGTGGATGCGATCGTGAAGAGACGTGCGGAGATTGAGAAAACACATGAAGTTAAACTGCAAAAACATGTACAGGAATTGGCCAGGCTTCGCGAGAAATCTCTCGTGGAGAAGTCTTTTAGTGCTGCTGTTAATGCTGAGCGCTTGCGGGGTCAAGCCGCAGGATTGTACATTGACAGGAAAGAAATCAGAACAGGGACTATTGATTCTATGTCCCGTGAAGAAGTTCTAAAACAATTAAAGGAATTAGGATTAGATGGAAAATTTAAAAAAGAAGGTAATCAAACTGTCCTTTCGGTCGAAGAGAAATCCGATGGCGAAGGACTTAAGGACGTCACCGAAGTGGAAACAGAGGGTAGTGAAAGACAAAAAGAAGTATGACCGTAAAGACGGAAACAAACTTTTGGAAGAGTGTAAAGAGATTGTTGGAAAATGGTGATGAGAAATATCTCATTTCCAGGATTGAAAGCTATGTTACTCCAGGATTCCCAGATTGCATAATATTTCACAATGTTACAGGATTCTTCACGCTTGAACTGAAGATAGTACAAGCTAACAACAGGGTACGAATCTCACCCCTTCAAACAGCATGGAATAAATGGTATGCAGGCTACGGAGCGCCTGTATTCATACTCGTTAACTTGCCCAAGGCCCCTGGGGGGTCTAGGGTTAAACTGTTTTCAGGGGCCGAGGCCCAAGACTTACGCGAAAAGGACATAGATTCAGTGCCCGGGTTGTACGAAGGGCCGCTCGCGCAGCTAGATTTCTTGAAACTCCCAAACTCCGTTTTTAATAAATAATATTGGGCCGAGGGCCGCGGACCGCGCATGACGCACCGGGCGCGCGATCCTTTTCCGCCTGACGGCAAAACTCCCGAAACTCCCGGAAATCAGCCAATCCTTATTTGGGCTGTTCACCAGCAGTTCCCGGGCCCATGTCACCCGCAGCTCGGCAAACTCCTAAACTCCGCGGAAATGCTTAACATCTTATAAGGGTCGATGACCTGCAGTCCGGAAGCCCGGGGACGCTGCGCGCCTCCTGAAAATAGTTCAAATGAGTTCTTGCTTTGTGGATAAGTTTCTGATATAATAAGAACAGAAATAGAGTGGAGCATCTCGTAAATTGTTGCCTTGATGGTTGAGTTTAAACCTTTGCTCTGTTTCTAGAAAGAGAAGGTTACTATGGTAGTAGACGACACGATAGCACAAGCACTCAACAGAGTGGCTGACGCCATTGAAGAGAATGGCGAAACTTTAAAAAGAATCGCAGACCATTATGACGGGGTTGTTCCTGTTATGACACGCAACGCGAAACGAGCAGAAGTAATGGCTGAAGAGCAAGAGAAAGGATTTGCACAGGGGATAAAAGATATGTTCGCCCCACAAGAGCATTAAACTCCGAAACTCCCCGAGTTGTGCACAACCTGTGGATAACTTGGGGATAAGTTCCGGGGCGCACCGGGGTACCGGGGACTGACTTGGTTAAACTCCCAAACTCCTCAAATATACATTAACTATTTTGGGGGATTTCGGTGAGTGGGTCAGTCGCACCGGGCGCGCCCGGCGTTTACTTCACGGAAATAGAATGGCGGAAAACAGCCAGTTATTTATTTCGCCCGGGCTCTTGACAGGAGATGCCTGGATGCGTATATTAAGAAGAGGATAGAGAAAGAGAATAAGAATGCTACATTTCCTAGTTTTATTGTTGATACCTGCCAAAATTGCGTTGGTGGTCGTGCTGGTTTATTACGTGCTGCGCCTCCTGATGTATCCTTAAACTCCTGAAACTCCCGCAAATTGCCAACAATTGAAAAGAGGACCCGAGGTCCTGTTGTCCCGCAGGGCGCGCAGCGTCTCCCGGGCTTCAAACTCCTGAACTCCCAGAAAACTGCCAATCTATTTTGAAGCGTGGATCTCGGAGCTGGTTACCGGGATCCCGGCTTCCTCCCTCCTGACTGGAAAAGTTATCCACAGGAAAAGGCATTGATTACGATTCGGATTCGTGTTATAATGATGATTGAAATAGGGTTGGTACAGTTTAGAAGAATTCGCCTTACTCTGTTTCATAACAAAGAGAGGTTAAGATGATGAATCCACCTTATCAGAGTTAGAGGTTTTGAGGAACATTTACCTAATTAACAAATGACCAAGTGGCGTGGAGAGTAACTCCACAAAACGAGCAAAAGAATTGATAGGTTGGCACACTTGTAATAATACCTTGGTAGCCCTATCAAGGGGCGAGATAAACGGAGTAATTCGGCTCTTGCCCCACTAAACTCCCTACAACTCCCAATCCGATTACTATCCGCTTTGATATGTCGCAGTTGCGCCCACCGGGCGCGCCCGGGATTTCCTCCCCAAAACATCTCTTGCGTTCCTGAACTGATTGTGTTATAATGATGGTTCATAAAAATTACTCCAAGGGGGCGAGCTCAACACTCGCCCCAAAACTCCTGAAACTCCTCATCAATGCCAACAATAAGATGACTAATCTTGTCAGTCGCCCGGGCAGCAGGTGAAGGACTTCAGTCCTGTGAGTAATAGGCATAAAAAAAGGGGGGATAAATCCCCCCTTCTATCGACTATGGTCAAAGGATAGTATTACATAGTCAAACCCATTCTTTGTAACAAATAACCTACTTCGGATTGCAAGTGAACTAACAAGTCTTTCCTGTTGCTAGTATCTTTGGCTATCCATTCAATTATAGCATTACATAACACGCCACTAATTAGTTTCCAATCTAGACTATCCTTGTTTGGAACTTTGCTAATAAGTGTTTCCAAATCGCCAACAGCGTTTTGATCTTTGGTGTATTCTATCACCTCTCTTAAAAGAGGTGATATGTCAACTGCATTAACTGATTTAATCGGCACTATATCTTTAGTCATACGGCAACTCGATTAATATCAAACACAGTATTAGGATTTATACTTGCCCATCGTTGATGTTCTGGAAGTAATCCAGCACCAACACGAAAAGCAAGAACATAATCATCGTGTTCTTGAAAGTTCTCTTTGTTGGCTATTGGGTCGTGAGTAAATCGCCAAGCATATTGACCAAGTATGCCTCGTTTAATCTTGGCAACTTGTCCATTATTCTTAATCCATTTACAACTGAAGAAACCAATACCAACAGTAGTTTTAAATTCTTGTTTAGTCATTTACTATCCTTTCTATTTCTAATTATCTTATGTCATAGTTTAATATCATTGTCTTGTTGTATTATTGCAACAGTGTGGACAACCTGTGGATAAGTCGCCCGGGCTATGTAGTAGTGTTGCAGAATTACAACACAAGTCTGGCGCCCGGGTGCTGGCTCGCTCCGCTCGCCCGGTCCGTACTCCAGACTCCCCAATCTCCGACCCCCAACCCCCCCTTTTCACTTGGGACTCCTACAGTTTTCCGGTGGCGAGTTTGAGGGTGACAATCACCCCCTAAAACGTTATAATTGCAAAGGGGAAAAATTTTTAAAAAATGGAAACCGTTTTATGGTCACCAGGGTATTAGCTAAGGGGATTTTATCACTTTTACGCGAAGGTAAAAAAATTCGTGAAATAGCGATGAAATTACCGCATACGGCGGATTATGTGAGGAGAGCGCCCATAAGGCGGGGAAAAATAATCACTGAAAGAAAAGGGTCAAATTACAGACTGGCAGCTGGGGATGAACGATATGATAAATTTCTAAAGGATTTTTCAAAACAATATAAGACTGCCGGTGGTGATGATTTCAGTGAAATGAAGAAGGGAATGGTGGGAATTTCTCCAGATTTTTGGCTTAGGACTCAACAGAACGCGAAAAATAAAGGATTGATCACGTTAGCCGACACCAGAAAGGTCCAGCACCGAGCATCCAAGAGAAGAGACGTAAGTAGCCCTCAATATCAAGAAATGATCAGTCTTAGAGTAGATAAAAGAAACGCCTTATTAAGTATATGGAAAGATATAACGAACGAAGCCTCTAGGGACCCAAGTGGTGTACCTATTCTATCTAAAAACGCTTTTTATCCTATAAACACTATTCCTAGGTTGAAGAAAAAATTTCCAGAATTGTTTAATAATGTTGAAAATGACAGATTGGGAAGAAGAAAAATATATGGTTTAGTTGAATCCACTGTTGCCCATGACAAGTTGAAATATCCTAAGTTCCGTCCAAAATTAGAGAAGTGGGAAGAGGAACAGTATATGGCTCGTCAAATAAATAAATTTACGGGTGAGCCATCGAGCAAGATTGATAGGCAATACTGGACGGATGTGTATAGGTCAAGGCCACCTGATTTCAGAACCGGAGTCCCTACTAATGACGTCCCTAATTTTTTAAGATTCATAAATTCTCAAGGCGCTTTGGACCCTGCCTCTCCATATTTTTTCAGAAAGCATCCTGAATATATTGAATATGCGGTAATGAGAAAGGCTCAGCGTCCACAATTTGATTTGTCACATACTATGCCAAGTTTAAATCCTGAAGGATATTTTCCGGCTCCTTCGAGAAACGTTCCTTTTGGTGGTGGAGACCCCATGAATATGCACTTTATTGGAGCCAGGGCCAACCAACATTGGCAGCCAACATACGAAAGATTGATTTATCAAGCTTTGAAAAATAAAGAATATCATAAAATTCCAATGTACGAGAAAGAAATGATAAAAAGAAACATCGTGACAAAAATTATGGATCCTTATACAGGAAAGGAAAGAGTGTATGGAGGATGGAAGGAATTTGGATTTAGTCGTGGAGGGATAGCCTCCTTGAGGAGACATTAATGGAAACCGTTTCTAATCTGGAAAACCTGGATACGAACACGCTTAAGCTGATCCTTAGAAACGCTCTTGTTGAGCGCCAGGAGGACACTCAGGCTGATTTTTTAAAATTCGTTAAGGCCGTTTGGCCCGATTTTATCGAGGGGCATCACCATAGGATTTACGCGGAGAAATTGAACCGCGTCGCGAGCGGCGAGCTCAAACGGCTCATCGTCAACATGCCTCCGAGGCACACCAAGTCGGAGTTCGCCTCACACCTCTTTCCGGCGTTCTTCATGGGTAGACACCCTAAGGCAAAACTGATACAAACAACGCATACGGGTGAACTGTCCATTCGCTTTGGGCGAAAGACAAAGAACCTATTGGAGTCCGAAGAATATGCTAAAGTATTTCCTGGCGTCCGTTTGGCGGCTGATTCTAAAGCTGCTGGTCGTTGGGAGTCGAATCATGGCGGTGAGTATTTTGCTGCTGGTGTCGGTGGTGCAATTACCGGTCGTGGTGCTGATCTTCTTATCATTGATGATCCTCACTCCGAGCAAGACGCGCTCTCACCTACAGTTTTGGAGTCTCATTACGAGTGGTACACTTCTGGCCCTCGTCAGCGTCTTCAGCCTGGCGGCGCTATTGTACTAGTCATGACGCGTTGGTCCATCAAGGACCTGACTGGAAAGCTTCTTGAAGCACAGGGAAAAGAGGCGATGTCCGACCAATGGGAGATCGTGGAGTTTCCAGCCATCTTGAACGAGAAGGCGATGTGGGGAAATTTCTGGGACATGGACAACCTCATGAAGGTGAAGGCGTCGATTCCGCTCACGAAATGGAACGCGCAGTGGATGCAGAATCCAACCTCGGAAGAGGGTGCGCTGATCAAGCGTGAATGGTGGAAGACGTGGGAGGAGGAGAAGATTCCTGAATTGGAGTTCATCATCCAGTCCTATGACACGGCGTTCTCGAAAAAAGACAGCGCCGATTACTCGGCGATCACCACGTGGGGCGTTTTCCGCCCTGATAATGACAGTCCGACGGCCTTGATTCTTCTCGACGCGAAGCGTGATCGGTGGAACTTTCCGGAATTGAAGAAGGTGGCTATGGAGGAATACAAGTACTGGGAGCCGGAGATGGTTCTCATCGAGGCGAAGGCCACCGGGATGCCGTTGACGCATGAGTTGCAAAAGATGGGAATCCCTGTTATAAACTTTACACCGTCGAAAGGAAATGATAAGCATTCAAGGGTGAACAGCGTGGCGCCGCTTTTCGAAGCCGGAGCCATATGGGCGCCTAAGAAGACTTTCGCCGAGGAAGTGATTGAGGAATGCGCGGCGTTCCCGTTCGGCGACTATGATGATTACGTGGATTCCACCACGCAGGCCCTCATGCGTTACAGGCAGGGCTATCACGTTTCACTGAAGGATGATCTGAAGGACGAGGCAATTGAACGTGACCCACGGGGGAGGGAATACTACTAATGGCAGATTACACAGTACTTGAAAATGTTGAAGATCAGGATTGGAAAACAACTCAAGAAGCAATAGAAAAACGTTTTAATACCGGCGATATGATTGAGTCTGGTTCAGACGAACTGGACGATTCTGCATGGTATTCTGATCCTGAATTTTATGAAGCGATGGTTGGCTGGGGAGAACCTGGACACGGTGCCGTCGGTGACGTAGGCCGTGACCTGTGGAACCAGACCATGCTATTCGGTGATTTCTTAACGGCCACAAGCCCAGCAAGATGGCTTGGAGGAGGACTTGAAAACAGCATCTTTCATGACATGATGTTTGAAGGGGATCTTTACGACAAGATTTACAGCAAGGGCGATTACAGGGAGATTGAAAAAAAGAGAAAGAACGCTGAATCAGATAAAAGATTCATGCAAAATATCCTTGAAACAGGATCGCTTACCAAAAATCAGGTTAGGGCTTTAAATGAGGCATTTGGAGAGAATAAATTTAAGGAAGGGGAACTTTCTTTAAGTGATACGTCATTGTTTAATGAGATTGTACTAGGTATTGATACAGAATTAGCAAGAAAAGATGATGAGATAATAGCCGGGTGGAAGGAAAAAGAAGGAGGTCCATGGTATGATGTTGACTGGCCTGCATTAGGTAAAGAAACGGCTAACTATTGGATGACCCCAAGCAACGTCGCGTCGGACAATCCGTACAAGGACCTCGCCAACAAGATTCGCATAGGAGGAAACATAGCCCCCTTTGTGGCTTCACCAATAACCAGCGGAGTGCGTACGGTTGGATCCAAAGTAGCTCCAGCAGTCACAAAGGCGATAACCAATTCAAGATTTGGAAGCCTTTTAAAGAACTTAAAACCATCTGGAATATTTCCGTCCTTGGTCAACAGGCTCCCTAAACCAATGCAGGAAACTGTCAAGCAGCTTTTACCTGTTACTTCAGGAAAAGGAACATTCTTGCCTAAACGAGGTGTTAAGCCCACAACATGGAATCCTCTTACATGGGGAAGACCGGTTACCAACCGTGACTGGCTGGGTGCAAACACTCTTCGAAATTGGGGAATCGCAGGAGCAATGGTAGGTGGTGAAAAGCTTTTTGGAGACAATGAAGTGCAAGCCGCAACCATCTCGGATGACTGGAGAAGGGACAGCGATCCAGTAATCTTCGATGAATACGTCTCAGAACGAATAAGAGAACCACGAGACGAGCAACGCGGACCGGGACCTTGGAACGAGTTTAGGGGCTAGAGATGTCTTTACCCTTTCTCGTAAGAGCGATACTTCGCAATACAAAAAGTTTAACTGGAAAGAATACTACTGACGCTGCCTTAAACTTA